CATCGGTCCTCCCCGTCTCGTTCGGCGCCGGCGTTGCGGCCGGCGCGTCGAAACGGCTTCTCATGCAGGATCCGGACCCAGGTGCTTGGGGCCGGCGATCGACAAGCACCCCTCGCGTCCCTCGGGAACCGCCCCAAGGGCGGCGGCCTTCTAGCCGAGAGTGCGGCGCAAGAGCTATGCGCGGCGCAGCAAAGCCGCGATCCTCTTGAAAATCATCGAAAAGTGGCAGGGGCGGAGGGACTCGAACCCACGACCCCCGGTTTTGGAGACCGGTGCTCTACCAGCTGAGCTACACCCCTGCAGGGGACCGCGCCTTTAGCACAGCCGCGCGCCCTCGACCATCTTTTGCGTGGGCGGGCGCGCGGCCGTCTCCCCTGGGCAAGGCTTCGGCCTGGTTAGTCGCGGCCGACATGGACCCGACCCGAGCCGAAGGCGCTCGAGCTGACGTCGCCGGTGACCTCGGCCACATAGATGTCGCCCGAGCCCATCGCGGAAAGGCTGACGTTCTCCGCCACGCCGTCGAACCTGAGCTCGCCCGAGCCCATGATCGCCACGTCGAGCGAGCCCACCTGCCCGCCCCCGATCGCAACGTCGCCCGAGCCGTGGATCGCGGCGTGGACGTCGCCCGTGACCGATGCGATTGCGATGTCTCCCGAGCCGTTGATCGCCGCGTTGAGGCCGCCGGCGACCGCGCCGATCCCGAGATCGCCCGAGCCGTTGACCGCGGCGTGGAGCATGCCGCCGACGGCGCCGACCTCGACGTCGCCCGAGCCGTTGACCGCGACGCTGGCGTCCCCGGCGACGTCGGCGACCGTGATGTCGCCGCAGGAGTTCACGCCAATGTCGAGCGCGCCGACGTCGCCGATCGCGCCGCTGAGCCCGCCGCCCCGGATCCGGACCTCGGTGTCCGCGGGTGCGCGAATGACCAGGCGGCCGTAGTCGGCGATCGGATTGAAGCCGGAGCGCTCGACCCGGAGCTGCAGGCCTTCGCCACGCGAGCGGCAGGAGATGTCGTCGCGGCGGCTGAGCTGGGTGATCTCGAGCACGTCGCCGTCGACGTCGAAGCGGGGCGGATCGACCAGGCCGTCGCCCGGGTGGTATTCGACGGAGACGCGGTCGACGCCGCCGGTCCGGATCTCGATCACGCCGACGACGCGAACGAGGTCGAGGTTGACGGCGTCGTAGGTCTCGGCCGATCCGGTTTGGGCCGAGCCGGCGATGGCGAACGCGAGCGCGCTGGCTCCGGCGAGAAACACCACGGTGGCGGTGAGGCGCATGGCGGAGACCTCTTCTTTAGGCGCCCGGAGCCGGACCTACCGGCCGCTTTGGCGCGGCATGGCACATGATTTCATGCAATTCGATAAATGATTATCGACTATCGGTCAAACTAATTTCCTCGTCGAGAACGCGCTGCAACCGGCGCCGCGGCCGGGCGTCAGCGGCGCGCGCCGCCGTCCGGGAGCTGGTCAGGCCTCCGGGTCCGGCGCGGCGAAGAGGATCATCTCACGGTCTCAAGGCAGGGGGATAAGTCGGCCGGTGAGCGGCCCGAGGTTGTCACCCATGTCTCAGGTACGTTCCGTCACCCATGTCTCCGGGCCGGACACGGCGGGCGTTGGAGCGGGTAGCGGGAATCGAACCCGCGTCCTCAGCTTGGAAGTCGGGCTCATTTTCCCTAATAAATCAATTGGTTACCCTGTAAAAACGCGGAATCTCGGCCCTTTCGGATCAATGGCTTAGGCTGAACCCGTAAAGAAGAGACGGCCGTTTTCTTGCACGGGTGTCGGCCATGAAGCTCGCCCCAGCCATCGTCCTCAGCCTAGCGCTCGCCGCGTGCGCGAGCGAGCCCCGGCCATGGGAATTCCCCCCGGCGCCTGGTGAGAGCTTCCTCGACTACAGCCGCCGCCAGATGCGCGCTGAGGCCCTTCTCTTCTGCGGCGGGGACGCCGCGTGCGCCGACGCCCAAGAGGCCGCTCGCGACCGCCTGAGCGCCGTGGACAGCGCCGCCGCGCCCCCGGCCCGCCGCACCGTGTTCACGGTCGAGGGTGACAGCATCGTCCAGCGTCGCGAGGTCGGCGGTCCTGGCCCGATTGGGATGGTCGCCTCAGAGGCCGTGACGGCCGCACGGGTCGCGTCCATGACCGATCACCGGCCGCACCCACGGACGGACTTCGTGGCGGCGCTGGCGCGCCTCCCCGATGAGCTGGCGGCGCGAGGCGTCGCGGTCGATTGGGCGTGCATCGAAGAGCGGCGCGACCTCTCGTGCTTCTCGGGCCTTTAGTTCTACCTGGAGCGCGTGCCCTTTGGGCTGTAACGCGCTACGGTTGAGGCCCTATGAGGGAGGCGCTGTGTGCCTGACGTAAACATCAACGCTGACCTCAAGGTCGGCGAGAGGTCGATTGAGAAGCTCGTTGATGCCGCAACCGACGCCTTCTCTCCGGCGACGGAGACGCTTGGACTTCTCGGCGATGCGGTGCGGTTGGCGCGGGTAGAGATCGCAGCTCACATCACGCGCAGAGCAAAGAAAATCGCCGACGCAAATGGTTTTCGGCTAACCGCACCACCGTTGAAGTTCCTCGTTCCCTACTACGAAAAGGCTTCAATCGAGGACGGAGCAGATGAATCGCTCGTCGACATGTGGGCGAATCTTCTCGTGTCCGCGGGGACGAGCTATGACGCCCGGTATTTGCGCTACACATCAATACTGTCTGAAATGAGCGCGCTGCAGGCGCGAATATTAGACGGGATAGCTCGGAATTTTGATGGCGTGATCGGAGAAAATTGCGACCCTGATTCTGTATTTTCGATAACTAAATCCGATGTGGAGGGGCGCCTCAAAGCCATAGAGGATAATAGCACTGAAGCGGTATTCTCGCGGGTTATAGAGCGAGTCGCCATGCCGGGCATTAGCATCGTAACAATCGCCGCACACAATATATCGACACAAGAAATTTACGAATGGGACAAGGATCCCGTTTATAAATACTTCAATAGTATAGAATTTGAGATCCTAAGGTCCACAGGATTGTTAGATCGCATTAGAACGGACGTTGTTTTCGCAAAGAACTTTGGTCTCGATACTGTGCTTTATCATTTTACGGAGATGGGTTTCGATTTCTGGAGCGCATGCGCTCCCTCGCGTCGCTCGAACGACTAGCCGCGATCCCCCTCTAGCCATTTCGACCGGATGACGGTTGGGAGCTTCGGCGCTTGAGCGACGCCCCGCAGCTCGTTTGAGCGGCGGTTCAAGTCGACGTTCACGAGGCCGCGCACCGCGAGCGCGTAGCAGACAGAGTCGAGCGCTTCGGCGCGCCGTCCGGGGATCCGTTCCCAAAGGCGCACCGGCTGGCCACGCGAGTAGCGCAGCACCAGACGCTCCGAACAAAGCTGTTCGTAAAAGTCCGCCGACAGGCTGTCGGAGAAGCGCCACGAGCGGCCGTGCGAGAGCGCGTTCGCCAGCTTCCTCTTGAGTCCGTCCACGCCCACGAGGAAGAGCCGCGAGCCCTTCGACTTGGACGCCTCGAGGGCGGGCCGCGAGACGCCGGGCACGCCCTTGATGCTGACGACGCGGCGCGCGAAGCGGGGCCTCGTGAAGGCGTTCACGTGGTCCGTCGTCGCGCCGTCACCGGAGTCGATGGCGCACGCGTCCACGCCGAGCGAGCCGCCGAGCGGGTGCGTCCAGCGCGTCCGCAAGGCGTCGTCCAGCTCCGCCCATAGTGTCGGCTCCGTCGGGTCGCCGTAGATGACGCTATGCCCGAGGATGAAGACCTCGGACTCGCTGAATCCGAGGAAGACGCATTCGAGGCGGTCGCGCTGGACGTCGACTCCGCACGTGACGACGCGGACAGCCTCGGGGATCGCCGAGAGCGAGAACTCTTCCGAGCGGGCGTGGAGCTCCGTTTCGTCGAGGGCCTCCCCGCCGTGCGCATCCCACCCTTGGGCGAGGATCGTGTTCGTGAAGCTCTGCAGCGTGTCGGGCGACCGCTTCGCCTGGATGAACTCGGCGGAAAGCTTCGCCCATGAGGCGTTCGCCAGGAGCGACGTGAGCGCGTTCAATCGGAAGCCCCGATGTCCGATCACGTGCGGAGCAGTCCGCCGCCAGGCGCCGCGCTCCACCATGTTCGCCTTGAAGCGCTCGGCGATGGTCGTTTTGCAGTGAGGGCAGAGATAGGCGGCGGTCTCGGGCTTGCCTTCCTCCCACACGATGTCCGCCCACATGATTTCGTGGAAGCCGCCGCACTCGGGGCAGGGCAATTCCCACACGCTCTGATCGGACGCCGCGTAGGACCGCAGCACGTTGCTCGTGTCCGTGTAGATCGGAGTCGAGCCCAGGACGATTTTTCTGTCGGGGAAGCTCAGCGTCCGGCGCTCGGCGAGCGTGATCGGCGACCCCTCGGGGCCGGGCTCCATAGCGTCGGCTTCGTCGATCAGCAGAATTCGGATCGTCATGCGCCGCAGGTTGCGCGGCGCCTTCGCCGCCACGAGCCTGAGCGAGCCGCCGGGGAAGCGACGCGACAGGAGGGTGTTGCGGCCGTCTGAATCCGCGTCTGCGGAGATCAGGCCGCGGAGCGCCGGCGTCGCCTCAAAAATCGGCTCGAGTTCGGACACCATCGCGTCGCGACAGTCGTCGGCCGTGGGGAGCACCATCAAGATCGGCGCGGGGTCGTTCGCGACGAAGGCGCCGACGGCGGAGTCCAGCAAGGTCGTGAAACCGACCCTGACGGGTTTGACCAGCGTCACCCGTTCCACGAGCGGGTCAGACATCGCGTCGGCGATCTCCCGTTGGAAAGGCCACAGGCGGACGCGGCCGGGCTGCGCAGAGAGGCCCTCGGGCAGCCGGACCTCGCGTTCGATCCACTCGGATAGGCGAAGCTTCGGCGGCGGCCGGAGCGCCCCCAGGGCCTCCCGACGGGCTGCGGCGAGGGCGGTCACGGAGAAGGCCCCTTCCCGGCGTCGGCGAGGCCCGTGAGGGCCGACCTGATCTCCGAGTCGATGGTCTCCGCATCGGAGGGGCTCAGGTGCGGCAGGCGGCCCCGTATGCGCCCGGGAACCGCTAGGAGCGCAGCCCTGACCTCCCGGAGCACGCCAGCCCACTCCACGGCCACGCTGGACGCCTCCACGAGCTTCCCCGCGAGGGTGTCCGCCTTGATCCGTGCAAGGCGCTCCTGTTGGATCATCAACGCATCGCGATGCGGGTTCGCCGAGCGTCCGCCGTGCGGCCGCTTCGTCGGCAGCTCGCCTAGAAGGTCGTCAACGGAGGGATGGGGCTTGCGTCTGGTCATGGTGCTCAGTGTCCGGATCGGAAGTAGGGGTGTCGACTCCTCCGAAAACTAATTTTTTAGTAGAAATCCCTCCCCCGGGGCTCCGAGTCACCCGCGGGCCATCCCCCGGGGAAAGGACCCGTCGCGGGACACGAATAATCAGCCCAAAGAGAGGCTGCGCAGCGGGGCAGCGGGGCAGCCCCCTAGGGGGGCGGGCTGCCCCGCCCCGGTGCCCCGCCTGGTTGCGGGGCGGGGCATCGGGGCATGCCCCGGGGCATGCCCCGCTTGCCCCGCTCACACGATTTCAACGCGCTCTCCCGCTTCCTGGATGAGCTGCTTCTCTGCGAGCGCGGCCCGGGTCCGATTGAACGCATTGCGCTTTGTGTCGCCGCTCGCGTCCGAATAGCGGGGGAGCGCGTAGAAGGCGCGCCTCCACGCCTCCAGCGAAACGCTGTTCTCGGCGTCGAGGATCGCCGCCACCGCAGTGAGCCGCTGCAACGTGCTAAGCGCCTCCGACTCCACGTCGGCGAGCTTCATGTCTTTCGCCTCCATGTTCTCAAAGCGCTCGCTCCCACGTGGGATGACGACGGCGGAGCTGACAGGCCGCCCTCGACGGTCGGGCGCGAGGTCGACGGTGGCGAGCGCGAACGGGATGTCAGCGGCGGGCTCTAGGTCTTTCTGCTTGCCCTTGGGCGGCGTGGAGATGATCCGCCGTTCGTCGATGAGCAGGATGCTGTCCAGGGCGCCGCCGAGCACGCTTGATCCGCGCAGCCCTCGGCTCACGTCCTTTCCGGCATGGTGGACGACGATCACTGTCGCACCGCTGAGGTCGCGCAAACGCTCAAGCTCGTGGCGCGCTTTCGACATGGCGGCGGAGTCGTTTTCGTCGGCGCCGCCGAACACGGCGTTCAACGTGTCGACGATGATCAGTTTTGCCCCGCGACGGCGCGCCTCAGCAGCGAGCGCTTCCACGGTCACGCCGTCGGGCCGTTGCAGATTGAGCGAGCCGCGCACGAGAGCGAAGTCTTCTGGCGTGCGGTCGAGTCGATGGTGCTTGCACCAGGCCGCGCGGCGGCGCTTCAACCCGACATAGCCCTCGGGCGCGAAGTAGACGACGGGGCCTTGAGCGACCTCGCGACCGAACCACGGGCGACCGATGGCGATATGCAATGCGAGGTCGATCATGACGAACGACTTGCCCTCTCCCCACTTCCCGTAGACCGAAGCGAGCGCCCGTTGATGAAGGAAGCCGTCGACCAGGGGCTCTAGATCGTCACCGCCGTCGTCGGCGTCGCCCCAGAAGAATTCGAGGTCAGCTCGCCGCTGTCGCTTCGGCTCATCATCCTCGAGGTCGTTAAAGCCGGGATCGGCGTGCTTCTCGGCGTAGGCCCACGCCCTCTCGACGGCACGGCGCTGGAGGGCTTCGCTCCCGTGCTTGTAAACATGGGCCGCGGCGCGGTCGTTCTGCGGCCACGCTTCATCGAAAGCGTTGAAGTCTCCGCCTCGACGACGGACGTTGAAGGCGATGGCCACGAGCACGTCCGAGTCGTCGCCATCGGCGCGGGCTGAGTCCTTCCCCTTCGGCGGACGCCGCGGAAGGTCGAGGGTGTCGATAGGCTCACCCTCGACGAAGATCACCTTGGGCCGACGGTCGCCGACGCCTCCGAAATAGAAGCTCTGAGAGAGGGCGAAGGACTCCGACCGGAGCACCCCGCCCAAGACGCCATTGAGACCCTCGGCGAGGGCCTTTCGCTCTTCCGGGGCGTGATCCTTGGACAGGGGGCAGAGGACACGCCAGCGAGGCGCGTCGGGCCGGTGCGAGGGGGACTCGTAGAGCATCGCCCCGACGCCCGCGCGGTCCAGGAGCTCCGCCGCCTCGCCCATAGGCATGGCCTCGCCGTCATAGTCGCCCTCGAGGCCGGAGACAGAGAGCACGTTGGCGTCGTGACGGAGGCAGCCTTTCGGCGTCGGCGTGTCGCCGAAGGTCGCGAGCTTCAACCAGGGGAGCTTGCTCTTCTCCGTCGCGCGGGTGTTCTCGACTCGAGGCGCGAGCTTTCGGAGCGTGACCGTTTCTTGGGTCTTGGTCCTGGCGCGGCCGTCGGCGAAGAACGTCACGGGCAAGGGACGGTCGAGGGCGCTCATCCGAGCACCCGCGCGACGCTCTCGGCGCCCATGGTGTCGGCGACGTCTCGCCGCGTCGGATCGTCGCCGACGTCATAGACCCACGTGGAGGTCCAGCCCGCTTCCGTCTCGAACGCGAGGAACCCCATCGGCAGGTCGCGGCCGAACCGGCGCCGGAGCTGGGCACGGTAGGCGAGAGCTGCCTTCTCAGCGGCTCGGCGCTCACCCTTCGGCATGCCGGTTCGGCGCAATGTGTCGCGGATAGCCCTGCGGACGGCGAGGGCGTCGTGCGTCACGTGCATGGTGCTGCGAATCGCAGCGCCTAGGTCTTGATCGGAGCCCGTCCTAAAAAGATGATCGTCCACGAAGCTGTTCCTCTCCTGGTGCGGTTTCAATGTCGTTTCCCTCGTCCGGTTGCGACGTCCCCTGACGGAAAGGCCCCGCTGACGGCACGGCGGGGCCTTTTGCTTTTCAGTTCAGCAATAGCTTTCGCTCCCGAGCCCACTGGCGCACGGCCTCGGGCTCGAGAAGGCGCTTGCCGCTCGGCGTGTAGGAGCACGGCAGCTCGCGCCGCCGCGCCGCGTGAATGATCGTCTCGACGGAGCACCGCGCGATGTCCGCGGCCTGGTGGGGGCTGCAACGGTCCTCCACCAGGCCGCGCTCCGCGCGCTGGCGCGCCTCTGCCAGCGCTCGGAAACCGCCATCGTCGGGCCGACGCATTAGTTGCTCAGCCGAACGGTGATCAGCCCGACGCCCGAGCCTGCGGCCTCGACGGCGTGCCCGATCAGGGCGTCCATTTCGGACTCCACGGTGGTCACTTGGCTCGCGGTCGAGTCCCAGCCCACGAGCTGACCGGCGGTGATGACGTCGGCCGACGCCTTGGGCAACGAGAAGCAGCCCTCGAGGGCGAGGTCGCAGGGCTCGCCCATTTCGGCGTCGCGAGCGACGATTCCGACCAAGTCACCCAGGAGAACGAGCCATCCCGACTCGACTGCGTAGGGCGCGGGGACAGTGACCGTCCGGCCCGGCTGGACATAGTTTTTCATTGTACTGACCTTTCGTGTTCGGGCTATGTGCCCTTGGAAGTTTTGAAGCGGATGACGTTGGTCGTGCGCCCGGCGCGCCTGTCCGCGATCAGGCTCTCGACATGCGCCAGGGCGCCCGCCAGCTCGCGGTCAGAGCGGTAGGTGATCTCCTCCCCGTTCTGATCGCGAACCGTGCGGATGCCCTGCAAACGCGCCCTGAGGAGCGCGCTGCGCATGTTGAGAAGCTCGCCGAGAGCGAGGTCGCCGAGCGCCATGACCTACGACTCCGAGCCCGCGTTGCGGTACCAGCCGCGCCAATCACGGGGGCCAACGCCGACGTCGAGAGTCACCCGCCATTCACGGCCGAGAATCTCCCAGCCGTCGCGCGCCGACACTTGCGGTCCCTCGTAACCGGCGAGACCGCCGAGCACGAGCGCGGGGTGACGGGAGTCCGCCACGTACCAGGCGATGGGGCTGATCGCCTCGAGTCGCGGCTCGCAGACGACAGTGAGCCGGATCGGCTGCGTCTCGCCCGTGGTGGTCGGCGTGATCGCGGCGACGAACTGTTCCGCAGTCGTGAGCTGCGACGGCGGAACGATGATCGTGTCGGGTTTGACGTTTATCAGCGTTTCGCCGTCGACTCCGGTTTGCAGCAGCATCGCCGTCCGCGCCGCGCTCACTGCGTCGAGGTCGATGATGGAGCCGATGGAGTCCACGTTCCCATGAGCGGCGTTGAACAGCCGCACGCCGTCGCCCATCGTCGGACCGGCGCCCGCCGCCTGCACCAACGCCTGCACCACGAGGTCGGCCGTGGTCGCCGCCGCCGCTTGGCCAGCGTCACGCGCGAAGTCTCCGAGCTGATTGAACGCATCGTTCACGATCAGCTTACGAGACGCGCTGAAAAGCGCGCCGTAGGTGTCGACCGCCCACGACTCGCGGGCCTCGCCGCGCGTGACGTTTTTGATCTCGCCGGACTCAGTGACCTTCTTCAGCTTCGGCAGCTCGCCGAGCTGGTGGACGTACTGCGGCCGGAAGTCGTTCGCCGTCGCCCGGTGACACAGGGCCACGAGCGGCGAGGACGCCATCTCATAGGCCGCGCGAACGGCCGTCGAGAGACCGATATCGAGCATCAAGGGGAAGTCGGAAGTGGTGTGTTGGCCGACCCCGCCCGAGCGGGTGAAGGCCGCCGTGAGCAGAGCGTCGCGGCTCATGCCGCGGGTGCGAAGGCCGATGGACTCCAGGTGATCGCGGGCGTGGTCCTCGAGGGACAGTCCGACGAACGGCCGCGCGGCGTCGTCCTTCACCGGTATGCCGAGATAGCGGGCCGCAAAGCCTGCGGCGCGACGGTGAAGATTCTCCTCCGGAGACGGCCCGGGATTGATGACGCGGACGCGGGGAGCCGCCTGCGAACGGGCCTCCAGCGCGCCGACGATCGCCGTGCTGACTTCCGAAGCATCGGCGCGCGTCAGGATGAGAGCTTCGGCGAACGCCGCGTCGAGGCCCGCGGCCTTGACTTGGCTTCGGACCGTGTCCGCGGGCAGAGCTTCGCGCGTCTGCACACCTTCGTTGCTCGGGGTGGTCGCCGGGGTCTCCGGCGTTTCGATGTCGTCAGGCATATGCTGACTCCTTGTCACTGCGCCGGGGTCGGCGGGGATGGGCACGAACGAAACTTCACGAGGAACCCAGGCGAGCGCCGTTCGCACTCGTTCGCCTTGGGCATTGGTGGAGTCAGCCCACTTGTCGACCGTGTAGCCGACGCTCAGTGAGCGGAGGATGCCGTCGCGGATGTCCTGGACGAGTCCGGCTACGTCGTCGCGTGATGAGAACTTGATACGGACTCGAATCTCGCCGTTCGCGATCCATGCCCTTTCGACGACGCCGAGAGTGGTCCGGACGCTGGGAACGTGGTCGGTCAGGACGGGCCGTCCGGCGAGGTCGCGGATGTCCGCGTTTTCGACGGGAAGGCGTTCGATCCAGCCGGGGCGACGGACCTCGGCGCCCGCGGCAATCACGCCCTCCACGGTGTTGTCTTTGAACGTGGTCGGCGCGAACGTGACGGCGCGCCGCGTGAGTTCAAGCGTCGGCATCGGTGGAGTCCTTTTCGGAAGGCTCGGGGTCGGCCGCGAAGGCGTCTTCGCGGATGTCTTGGTCGACGCGCTCCACCAACTCGCCACGCTCGGCGATGGCCTCCCGGCGAGACATCAGCTTCATGTCCAGGAGAAGCTTCGTCGCCTGAGCGGCCTTCACGGAGTCGGCCTCGGGCGCGGGGCAGAACCGCCAGGCGCAACGCATGTCAGCGTCGGTCAGCGACCGGCCGGTGCGGAGAGACTCCGTCAGCGCCCACCGGCGCCAAATCGGCCCGAGGAGCATGGGCACGAGAAGGTTGTGCTGGTGCGCCTCGAGGGTCGCCTTGAAGGTGACGAGCGCGGCCCGCAAGCTGCTGTAGTTGGCCCTGCTGACGTTGTGACTGCACATATGGGCGGGCACGCCGAGACCCGCGCTCACTTCCTCGATAACCGACGTGCGGAACTCGACGGACTGTTGTGCTGCCTGTGGGTTGTTGAAGCTGACGCGCTGACCAGGCCCCAAGCGCCGGATCGTCCCCGGCTCCAGGCTGACCTCCAGCTCGCCGGGGCTGTCAGTCGGCTGACCATCGAACGGCAGTCCCGACGTACCCAGGGTGTCTTCAATGAAGCCCGCGTGAAGCGCAGCGACCTGAAAACCCTTAAGCAGAGCGTCGGACAAGAGCCCGAGGTCGGCTAGCTTGAGCATGATCGGATGCAACCAGCTCACGCCGCGGATCTGTCCGACGCCGACCGGGCGCATGAGATGCAGGACGTCGGCGGCGGAGACGCGCACCGGAGGGGCGTAGGTCTCGAAAACCTGCGTCGGGGCGGCGGGCCTTATCCAGTAGGCGACCCGGTTGCCCTGAGGATCGAACTCGATACCCGCCGCGATGTAGGCGCCGCCGCCAAGCTCGCGCGTCAACGACTCGTCCACTTGTTCGGCGGGGACCAGGCGAAGGCGCAAGCCGTCTTCACGCTGGACGAAGAGCACGAAGCATTCGCCCGCGACGATGGTCTCCAGGAACGCAAGCGCGATCAGCCCGCCGAAGTCGAGGCGTCCGTCGGCGTCGCACTCTCCCCACCACTCTTCCGTGAAGGCGGCGACAAGAGAGGCGTCAGGATGCGCAGGCGTTGGCCCAAAGCCGACCCCATAGGTCACGAGCGCGTTGACGCCAGCCGCCGCGTGACCGTCATTCAGGAAGTAGTATCGGCCGCGCTGCCGGATCGTCGGGGCGGCGGCGAGCGTCTCGGTCGACGTCCGGGTGAACCGCGCTTCCTTGGGCAGGCGCTTCCATGACGCGGCATCCAGGCCGCGCTTGTGGAGCTGCTGCGGACGCAACATGCGGCCGAACGCTTCAAACGTAGCCGCCGTCGTTTCGCTCAGTGCTCGAAAGAAATTTCCGCTTCGCTGCGGTCGGCTCACGTCGCCTCTAGCAACGGGAGGTACGGCCGCAGCGGCGCGAGGTTGTAGGTGCGCCGCGCGATTTGCGTGCAGTCGCTCGGAATGCCCAAGGGGAGCGTTTCCAGCTCAGCCGACGTCCGCACATGCCACACCGTCGAGAACTGTCCGTCGAGGTCGCGCACCGCAGTTTCGATCAGCAGGGGATCCCCACCCGCGGCGAGGTCGGCGAGCACGTCCAGGATACGCGGCTGGTCGCCATGCGTCAGCGTCGCGCCGAGCAGCGCGAGCGTGAACGGTCCCGTCCCTGCGGACTCACGAAGCGCCGTGAGGATGGCCAGGACGGCGCCGTGGTGAGCTTCGGTCAGGGGCATCATTCGCCTTCTCGCGTGAAGCGCTGCAGAACCACGCTGAGGTCGAGGCTCAGCGTCGCCACGACCTGACAGCCCTTGCGGACTGGCCGAGGCGCTTTGTCCGCGCTCACATAGTCGACCATTTTCCACGATTTGTTCGTGGATGGATTGAAAATTTGGCGGATCATGAGCGCCGGAAGACCGCCCCCTATGGGGTAGCGCTTCCGGTCTTCCAGCCACTGCATGATGAACGCGATGGGCGCGTTGCCGTCCTCGTCTTCCCTGCGCAGCTCCGGCCACACCTCCTCGCGGAGGAAATCGACGTCCCCCACGTCAATGTCGCGAAGCGCAGCAACGCTGGCGATAGCGCATGCGTCCAAGGGACTGAACACCATCGCTGCCCCGCGCCCGCGCGTTTCCTTGCTCGATGGGATCGCGCGGCGGTCGCGGAGGCCCTTGAGCTTGGCCTGCATATGCTGCTCGCCCGTCGGGTCTAGGTGATCGGCGATCTCGGCGAGTGTGTACATTGCGAGCCCTTCCGTGCGTTTGCCTATGGACTCATGACACGCGACGCGTCAAAACGCAAATGCTCGTGTGCAGCGTGATGCGCTCACGGGCTGTCGGACCGTCGCGAGCTTACTTCGCGGCTCTTCCCTTCCCGGGGGCGACGAGTCCGGCGTCCTCCTGGACGTTGACCAGGCCCGGCGGGGTGTCCGGTCCCGCCGGGCCACCTTTCGGAGCTTCGCGAGTGGCCTACCCGTCCTCAGCTCAGGTTCGCCGGGCCATAAAGGCCGCCGAAGCTGCGGGACTCTGCGTCTCGGGCTTCCGCGTGGAGCCTGACGGGGCCATTCATATTCTCAGCGGGAGCGGGGCCACGAGCGCCGCCGCGGGGGCTTACGAGGAATGGCGCGCCAGCCGACAGCGCTAAAGGGCCTGCACTTCGTCCACTACCGAGGGGCGGACGGGCGGCGACGTTGGCGGGTGTACGCGTGGCGTGGTCGCGGCGCCCCGCTCATCATGAGCAGCACCGGCGAGGTGCGGCCTGCTCTCACGCCCGAAGCCGTCCGGCTCTACACCGAAGCGACCCTAGACCGCTCCAAGCCCCGTCCAGACGTGTTCAGCTCGCTCATGGCGGCCTACCTCGGGTCTCCCGAGTATCAGCGCCTCGCGGCCTCGACGAAGCGCCAGTGGCGCCTATGGGCCGACCGGGCGCGTGAGGAGTTCGGGGGCGCCAAGCTTCACGCTTTCTCCGATCCCAGGATGCGCGGCGACATCATGGCGTGGCGCGACCGATGGGCCGCCTCGCCTCGCTCTGCCGACTACGCGATGCAGGTGCTCTCGCGCGTCTTGAGCTGGGGACTTGAGCGAGGCTGGATCACGACAAACCCCGCGGCCGGGGTGTCGACGCTCTACAGGGCCGACCGCTCGGAAGTCGTGTGGACCGACGAAGAGATTGAGGCGGTCGCCGCCGAGATGCTGCCCCACGCCGCACGGGCGTTCCGGCTCGCGGCGCTGACGGGCATCCCTCGAGGCGACCTCGTGGCCCTGCAATGGGCCGACGTCGGCGAAACCTTCATCGGCGGGCGCCGGGGCAAGACGAAGGTTGAACGGGTCATCCCCATTTTCGACGAGACGCGGGCGCTCCTGAGCGAGTTCCCCAGGAAGGGGGCGACAGTCGTCACGAACGCCCACGGCAAGCCCTACACCCCGCGGGGCTTCGCCAACGCCGTAGAGACGGCACGGGAGGCCGCAGGCGTGGCTACCGGGAAGACCCTTCACGATCTCAGGGGGACGGCCGCGACGAAGCTCATGCGCGCGGGTTTCGATGACCGCGAGATAGACGAAATCATGGCTTGGGAGCCCGGGAAGAGCGCCCGAATCCGGCGGCGCTACATCTCCCGAAAGGCCATCGTCGAGGCAGCCGTGGAGCGGATGCGGAAGGGCTAGAGCCGTCTGGCACGTGCGGCGAGTTCCCTAGGGGGCTCACACCCCTTGAGAACCCGATCGAGCGCGCAAATCAACGCTTCGACCCTCAAGAACTCGTCTTCCCTCTTGGGTTCCATCCCGTTGTCGCACAGGGCCTTAAGGGCGTAGCGGAGACGGTCGGCGTACTTGTTGCGCAACGTCCCGGCCATGTCTTCCACGGTTCGATCAACAAGCAGAGCGTCATCCATTGGCGTTGCCTCCTAACCAAATGGACGCGCTGATTCGGGACGTGGCGGGAGCCTGAGCTGTAAAAATCCTGTAAAAAGCCGGGTGGAAAACCGGCTAAGTGATTGGAGCGGGTAGCGGGAATCGAACCCGCGTCCTCAGCTTGGAAGGCTGCTGCACTACCATTGTGCTATACCCGCCCGAGGCCCGGCCTCAAACGCACGCCCTTCTAACATAGGTCGCCGGGGCGGGAAGCAAGCGGTGGGGGCACGGCGCGCCGCGGCGCGCTCGGTTGCGCGACCCTTGGCCCTGTGTATATTCCGCGCCTCGTTTCGAGGGCCCCTGCTCGCGTCCGCAGGCGTTCGCGAGACCCACCGGAGGGGTGGGAGAGTGGTTAAATCCACCAGACTGTAAATCTGGCGCCTCCGGGCTACGCTGGTTCGAATCCAGCCCCCTCCACCAGCCTCCGCGCGCGACGCGGCCGCAGCGCTCACAAGCGCGCGTGCGTGAACAGTCCCTTGTC